CCGCGCACCCAGAGAACCATTTCTCTAATAGTGGTAATAGATAAAGGTGCAACCATTCTTCCAACATAAGGCTCCCATCTGAAAGTTCTTTTCAGAAACCCAACTTCAGAAAGTGTTCTGTAGGGTTGCATTTCACCACTTTTTGTCTCATCCGTGTAAGTCATTCCGATAGTCTTATAAGCTTCGGCCATAGTCACTTGATTAAACCACTCAATGGCGAGGGGACTAACTCCAATTAAGTTGTCATCTCCATAAGAAACCATTGCCACATTTAAGTGGAAAGCGGGCATGTTGCAAAATCTGTGGGGAGCTAGCAACAAATAGACAATTCTGACAGACAGTGAATTATAGATGGAATTCAATACTGCAGTCATAGGGCAACCTGAAGGTTGAGAATGGGTCCAGCCATATACATTGTCTCCCCAAATGTGAATGGAGTTGATGATGTCTCTCCATAACACCCGGCGAATGAGCTGATTTTCCTCACTATCATTATACCACCGGTTAATCATGTGGATCATTTCCTCTAGAATGTCAATTTGCAGAGTTCCATCATAATTCGAGAAATCTCCGGCAATCAGATGATCTCCTCCAAACCGGGTAACTTTGTCTACAATCCTTTGCCAGTCATACGAGTAGACATTGGTTCCCACACAGATTTCGTTCGAAATCCTATTCTCTTCCAAATGGCCACAGATTCCAAGAAAGTATTTGCGGAACAATAGAGTAAAATCCATTGGTCCAGCAGCGAAAACTCTGGTTTTTCCAGCAACCACTTTCTCGATGGGTCTTCTCTCATCCTTAAGAGTATCTACCCAAAAGCAAGCCATTCTTTGTCCTTTCCTAGCAAGTTCTTCTCTCATATCGACTGCGGCTTTCAAATCAGGGTGGTAAATGAAATTTTCTTCCGAACCTAACCACTTGGTTTTTCCTGGCTTTCCATCCGTGTTCAAACTCCAAGGGTATCCTGGTGAAGTCGATCTCCTGATAGCAGGCATGTACTCCTCTCCATCTATTCCTTTGATCATCTCTTCTTCGGTAAGAACTCGTCTAAGTTCTTCTCTGGTCCCAAATTCAATGAATTTCTGCATATCATTAGAAGCGATGTTGATTAGATTGGGATCGATGTCAACACAAGGCACCCCAGCTTTCTTGAGTCCAATAGCCATAGGGTCCAAATATAAAATTTGTCCATCTGGCTGTTCCATGGGTCCTGGTACCAATTGAGCTGGCAACATGGTGTTCATCCATGGTAGTTCATGGAAAAGAACCGAAGGTCTCAACTTTGATGTTGTGGACGAACCTGGTTTTGCCTTAATTTTTCCAAGTGGCATAAATTGGCCATCAGGTACCGTGAAATCTCTTCTCTCTTCGTCAATGAAATAGTCCAAATCTGGAAAGCGAATGTCACTTTGAGCTTCTGGGAGTCTTCCTAGGTAATCCAATCCATAATCGACGAGTTCCCTGTAAACCGGTGTTGAAAATCCGATTCCAGTGCTTCCTGCAATATGAATCCCAACAAGTTTCCTTGCAAAATTGGTGGAAACTACAAATAGAGGACTTCCACAATCTCCAGCTTTGGTCTCAAGTGAGTACTGGTAAGATTGGAGTCCAACGTAGATTTTTCCTGTGGGATCTTTGTAGTGAACTTCTCGTGCATTTTGCTTAACATTACCGAAAGCAAATCTTTTGCACTCCCCAGCAGCGTTGAAAACCAAACAACCATAGAAATCCATTAACCGTTGATGGTCCTGTTTCGCACTGAAAAAGTTAGTAATATCTGGATGGTCTGCGATTTGGCGTGGACATTTGACAATAGCTAAGTCCACAAAATCTTCTCCATTTTTCAACTGAACTGCTCTCATCTTGTTAGCTGGGATGACATAAGGTCTAGTCATTCCGGATTTTTCAATCTCGAAGATGTCTTCTGGATCAGCATAATTGAACAGATGAGCAACGGTGAGGAAATATCTCCCCTTAACAAAGATTGCTCTCATTGTAACTGAAGCTCCTGTTGGTTTTCTCAGTGTGATCAGGTAGCAATTGTTGACCACCTTCATCTGAATTTGAGCACCATTTTCGTCAATTCGCGCTTGGGCGTCTCCTAAAATTCTCTGGCGTCTCACTACATCTACAAGACTCTCGTTTTTGGCAACAATCTCCTGAAATTTCTCTATTCCTGGAACCCTATTATCGCCCTTCAAACGACTTTTCAAGTCATCAAGCATCTCATCATCATCTTCACACTTTGGTTCTCGGAACCAACTAAAGATGCCTTCAATTTTGTTATTCTGTCTCTTGATCGTGTTAGGATCTCCAGAACTGGTCATTTCGACCCTCCGCTTTGGCATCTTATCAGTCTTGGGATCTCCTGAACTAATCAATTCAACCACCTGATTCTGTCTCTTGATCGTGGTTGGGTCTCCTGAAACTTGAAGTTCTTGTAATCCATAATTAGTCAAAGATGATCCTTTCTTGCAAGCTTTGCAGAGATGCAAATAATTCTGTGATTGTGCTTGCATCTTTATGATGTGACCATGTGTAAACACTGTGCCACACTTCTCACACTCATGGGCATGTCTCGCCCAAGAACCTAATCTTAGTCCTTCATGAGCATGTGATAATGCTGTCAAAGTCTCGGTGTTTGGCTTCGGTTCAAGGATTAGTTTCATCAATAGTCCAATGGCTGTCGAAACGGTGTAAGATGCTCCAAAAAGAAACAAAGCTGTCATAATTGGATGTTCTTGCATATAGATGACATTCTTTTCGCACCAAGCGATGTAATAGTTCAACAATCCAGGTGAACCCATTGCTGGTTTCACGTACTTGGTCATCAAAGTGAAGAAAGCTTTGTCTTCTTCTCTGCCAGTATAGTCACTCTTCTTTTGTAAACAACGCATTGCAGCGGCAATGACTTTATGTCCTTCGGCGTTGTACATATTAGGTGAAAAGAGCAGTGCAATAGCACTTAACGCTTGTGCTTTCACGTTTGGCTCTGGGATGATCTTCCAATGTTTCTCAAAGAAAGCATAAGACATGATTTCGCTCTTCACAATCTTCTTGAACGATCCATTTCCATACCTATCAATGAACGATCTGAGCCAGTCAGATATCTCGAGTAGAGTGTCCATATCTTCCACCACATGATGTAAAAGGGTAGATCTAGGAAGGTCTTTCTCAACAATCTGAGAATTAAGCAAATAATGAACGTGTTCCTTTGTCCAAATGGTGATGTTATTACCAACTTCTCCGTGTTGACACAATTGTTCAAACGTCTGAATTGTTCCTTCATCTCTCAAAGCTTTGTTCTTCTTTCGATATGAAGCATCGAAAGGATGCATTACGTCCTGAAACCAGCCTTGTGCTTCAGGGATCTCTTTGTGTCGATGAAACAAACCAGAAAACATACTCTTTCTCTCAGGTTGAGTTTCAACTGTCTCTTGGACTTCTTCTGCATGTTCTTCCTCAAACAAATCAACTTCTTGAAATAAAAATGCTTGTTGGTCATCTGGATCTTGCGCTTCAAGTAGAAAATCGTCGTTGGTATAAATGTAAGAGCGATCCTGTTGTTCTTCGTTCATTTCTCTAATGATTCTAATTTGCTGTTGTCGATGGTTGATCATGTCCTCTGTCAGGTTTTTGATCATGTCCTTGTAGTCCTTGAATGGTTGTCGAGGCCCAGCTCTTAAGGTGGCATCAAACGTGGCGTATGTAGAGTAATCATAACTAAAGGTCCTTCCCTCAGGCAGTTCCAGATTTTCGTTTCTCCTCATCTCAATGCCAAAGTCAATTCTTCTCCTAAAAGCATCTGTGCACACCAAAGACTCGGGTGCAAAATAAGACATATTCGATGACAGAATGACGATGGAGGATGTAAAAGGAGTACAGTCCTTCTGATCAATACCAGCCATGTGCAAATGCCATGGCGCGGTGTTATTAGTTCTGATCAACTCCATAAATTCCACTGAAGGATTAGCTTGGGAATCCTTCTGTTGTGCAAAATCATCGTAAATGCACACTTCTTGGAAATTGTATCCATCCCAAAATTCCTGCTCAACATTCCTGTTGTAGATGTGTTTGCAAGCTTCCTCGTCATTATTAACATCTAACCCTAATGCAAAAAGCAAGTCGCGGGCAATAGCTCGTTGGATGGTAGTTTTTCCAACAGCAGTACCACCAGTCAAAAGAATGACATATGGTGGAATGCGAGCTCCCGTAGCTTCTGGTCCCAAACTCACGACTCTCATAAAGAGTTCTTTGAAAGAGTTGAAGTGCAAGTTGAAAGCGGGCACAATGTCTCTACTCTTCGGCAAGGCGGAAACTCGTTTGCTCAACTCTAGGGCCTTCACATAGGTGTCCTTGATCTCTTGGCGCACTCCTTCTTCTCTCCGCAAATCCATAGAGGCACAGATGTTGATCAAATACTCAGTCTTGGTGTAAAATTCATCAATGTCCTCAAAAAGTTTGGTCATATCCTTAGTCGCAGGAGGAACACCATAAATTAAGGTGTAAATCTTGTTGTGACACCATGAGAACAAATTACTCATCAGTTCCCAAGTACACTTGACTGCCCTTGACAGATTGCCCATTTTAATGATGGAATTGACAATCTTTGTCATGTCTTCGGCTTTTGGGATAAACCCAAATCCAATTCCTCCGACTAAAGAGGTAATGAAGGCAATCATCTTTTCGAAAAATCCTACGGCATCTCCCACAAGTCCTTGAGCAACAACTTCTTCTGCTTCCTCAACCTGCAATCCTTCGGCATCAACTGAAATTTTTACCCCTGAAAGGTAATTAATGAGGTCTGTGCATCGGTTCTTGACAAACTCAAAAGTGTTCTTCAAGAAGTCAGGCTCAAGCATGGTCAACATGTCCAACAAAAGGGCTCCAACAACAACAGGTTTGAAGTCACTACTAAACATAGCGACCAATTTCAAGATGATACTAGAAATTTTTGCGACCATTGTCGTTTTGGTAATTTGGAGCGTTTCCGTGATCTTAGTAACTACAGAATCTACCCAGTCTTTTGTAGAACTTCCAATCTCCATTTTAACGTGGCTATCAAAAAGTCCCTGTGCTTCGTGAACTACAACTGGAGCGCTTGATTCGTTAATTCGCGCTGCAGTCCTATTCAAATATTCACGAAAGCAAGTAGCTTTCTGCATTTGTCCTGCCAGATTGAGATCCAAAAGGTGTTTGAAATAATTTATGATCTCAGCATCTTCTGTGAAAATCCAGAACACATGTCCAACATCTCTGTGGAAAGTTCTGACATCTCCATACCATTTTCTGGAATAGATGCACTTGCTCTGGTGGCCTTCCCAACAATTAGTAACGTCAAAGCCTAAGCTCTTACAATTGCAGTCTTGACGGGTTTGACAGGCCATATATCTTATTGGCACTTCCATAGGATTGTTGCTTTCTCGATTTCTACAGCAAAAACAAGCTGTGTAAGGTCTCTGTTTGTGGCTAACCTCAAAAGACAAATTAGGTATTCTCGGCTCATTGTCTGCTGGAACGTAACACATCTTCTTCTGTGTGCAACAAATTTTGCATAAGAGTGGACACCTGGTGGGAGAATTGTGAATGGACAGAAATCTCTTCCACATTGAATTGGTCAAGGGTCTCATTCCTTTCTCGACATACATTTTCATGTCGTTCTTAATGATTCTTAGTTGGTCTCTGTTCAATTTCACATGTCCTCCTCTACCAGTATAAATTGTCTCTGGTAAAACAATTGGGTCTCTCTCGAGTGAAATCATGTCATCAAAACACTTTCCATCATCAATCTCAATATCTTCATACTTTTCGAAGAAGTCATCAGTCAAGAGTTGCTCCCAACTAAGTAAATTAATGCGAGCAACGACTTTCATCGTGTTGAGTTGGTAGATGTCATTCCTACTGGGATGAAAGTCCAAAATTCTCACTCTAGTTCCTAAATCGTCATCCCTGTGATATTCCATAATGTGTCTACGCAACTCCAATCCTTCAAATGTTCCGTGTTGGCAATCCATTTTATTGTCGAAACAAGATTTGTCTTCTTTCAAATGTTTCACAAATAGAGGATAACCTCTGATATCGTGACGACATCGATACTTGTTCCAACCAACAGCATCAACCAATGCGATGGTTCTTAAAGTCGCGGATTGGCGGCATTTCTGATCATAAGTAGTCATTGATTCGATCAGGCGTTTGGTTTTCGGAGTTTCTTCCCTATCAAGGATCTCGAACAAAGCGTCCCAGAATTCCCCATAAGGTCTTCCGGCGCTAAATTGGTCAAAAATTCTTTTTGACTCGCGATTAAAGATGCTGGCGTAATTAGCCATGGTATCTCTTCCTTCCTTGGAAAAATTCTTCGTGTTTTGGCCTAAGGCAGATCCAATGATCTCCTTGGCAGACTTAACTTGATTCTGTGTAACGGTCTCCATCTTGAATTCTTATAATGACTTTTATTTTCATATTTGATAAGTGTTTTAAACACAAGCTATTATTTGGCCGTAGCTCGCCTCGGGCTTCCACCTCTCACCCGGGAAGGGATTGTCTCAAAATACTTTGGTAACTCTGGGTTCTAAAGGCTTCCGACTAACGTTAGCCATCCCTGTGGAACACCGTTCCCTTGCGGTACTAAGCTATTTACGGCGGGTAGGTCTCGTTCTCCTCATGTTCCAATAGAATAGAAGGGCACTTAAGCTTCCTTCATTTCCCTTGTTTTCGACTCGATCGTTATTCAACACCAATAAGGAACCGTATTAATTTCCGTTAGGAATCCGGGTCAGGGATCCATTCTTGCGAACCGGAAATAAAGAACGATTATAACAATCTTAGATCTATAAACCCATTTCTCTTGAAATACCGAATATTTTGCCACTCTCGGGTGGAGTGGGTTCTACAAGTTTACTAATAGGGGGCCGTTCCCTCTTGAGTCAGACTTTTCTTATCTTTTTGTGGCCCATAATGCATTTACCATCCGGGGAACTTTCGTCTCGGAATCGATTATAAATACTTTAAAAATAGTGTTTTAATAATTGTAGAAAAAGTGCAGCTTTAACACAGCTTGACTCGCGGCAGCACTACGTAGCTTAACTCACGTTGCTTAACTTGTTAACCCGGAG